CAAAAAATAAAAAAAGAAGTAGTTGGTTATCCAAAACAATTACAATTAGAAGAATATTTTAAATGTCCGATATGGTGGGCTGATGAACCTAAGTTTGTAAATAGTTTAAACAAAGCATCGGACAAATATATTGAAGCATCTAAGAAAACATTAAAACCACAAATAGATGAACGTAATAAAAAGTTTGGTGACAAAGGTGATATGGGTCATGTATTTCATTCAACGTCACTAATTGGTGATCCTAACTTTGCAGAATTACAAAATTATGTAGGTGCAACAGCTCATAATTTATTAGGTGAAATGGGATTTGATTTAACTAATTATCAATTATTTACAACAGAATTATGGGTACAAGAGTTTGCTAAAAAAGGTGGTGGACACCACACTTTACATACACATTGGAACGGTCACATATCTGGTTTTTATTTTTTAAAAGCGGATGAGTCTACATCATTACCAATGTTTGAAGATCCAAGACCAGGTAATGTTATGAATCTTTTACCAGAAAAAGATAAAACAAAAGTAACTTATGCATCATCACAAATTAATTATAAAGTTAAACCAGGTAGAATGATATTTTTTCCATCATACTTACCCCATCAGTACATTGTAGATATGGGTTATAATCCCTTTAGATTTATACATTGGAACTGCCAAGCAATACCAAAAGGAGTATTAAATGTCGTTTAAAAAAAATAAATACAGTGTTTTAAAAAATGCAATATCAAAAGAGTTGGCTGATTTTGTATATGATTATTTTTTAAATAAAAGAAAAGTTGCTAAAATTTTATTTGATACAAAATATATATCACCATTTACAGAATATTTTGGTGTATGGACTGATCATCAAGTTCCCAATACTTATTCACATTATTCTGATATTGCGATGGAAACTTTATTACAAAAAGTAAAACCAGTAATGGAAAAACATACAGGTTTAAAATTATCTGAAACATATTCATATGCACGGATTTATAAAAAAGGTGATATTCTTGCTAGACACAAAGATAGGTTCTCCTGTGAGATATCCACTACATTAAATTTAGGTGGTGATCCATGGCCAATATATTTAGATCCAACAGGTAGTAAAAGCAAAGCAGGAATTAAAATAGATCTTAAACCAGGAGATATGTTAATATATTCTGGGTGTGACTTAGAACACTGGAGAGAAGAATTTACAGGTAAAGATTGTGGACAAGTTTTTTTACACTATAACAAAGCAGGATCTAAAAATGCAAAAGAGAATGCTTTAGACACAAGACCTGTTTTAGGTCTACCCACATGGTTCAAAGGTGTTAAGTTGACTAAAACTACAAAATAGTCTATAAAATAGACTGGTATGGGGAGTACCACCACAACCACACTCCCCGTACTTTAATCTGTTAATTAACGTTTAATTTGGTATAACGGGTTATTATGTTACAAAAGATAGGTTTTGCACCTGGAATC